TTTAAGTTGTCTTTTAGAGGTGGCCAAGATAGAGATAGCGTTAATACTGCTACACTTACGGTTACAGATTTAGAAACAGCACATGATGGTACAGCAACTAATCCTCATGCTCCTAACTTTAGAGATATATCTGAAGTTGTAGCTGGATTATTAAATGGATCTAAAAACAAATATACTGTTGTTGCAGATGAAAATGCTGGTACTTATGTACTACCTTTCTCTGGGGCTGTAACAGTAGCAAACGCAGTAGACTAATAAATAAATTACTAAAAAATCAAAATTATGAAAACATATTATTTTTCAGAAACATTTCCAGCAGATGCAGCTGGAGATGCTATTTTGCTACCACAGTCTAGCTTTTTAAGCATAGACGTGACGTCAGCAACAGAGATAACATTAAACTTTAAAAAGATAAATGGTACTCACGACGTTAGTACTGTTAAGCTTGCAGTAGGAGCTGGTAACGCAGCTGTAGCTATGAAGAACGTAGCTTCTGCTTTAGCTGGCAACACTAAGTTCAATGTTATAGACATTGTTGAAGAAGCAAATAAATTTCCTTTTGGAGGAGTTTTAGCAAACACTGATACATTAATCTCAGCTATAACCATAGGTGAATAATACAAATTAAAAATGGAAAAATATTTAATATTCGGAGAAGATCTTACGTCAATAGACGTAGACAACGTAGACACAAGTTCTGCTGTTGAAGTACAAGTAACAACAGCTTTAGTTAATCCTGTTTCTTTACTTAACGCAACTTCAGGAACAGATGGAATTATAGAGGTTCAAATTAAAGCACATGCAAACCACACGTTTGGCTCTGCTTATGGATCGCCAACAGCTGGTGATTATGTTACAATAAACACAAGCGGTTACACAGTAGGCGCTTCCAATGGTAAAGTTACTATTATAACAGCTGCAACAGATGATGTAAACGGTATTACTACAGATACATCTACTGCTGCTAACAACGACTTTAGAATTAACTTGCTTAAGCATATTGATGGTGGAACATTAGGTTGTTTTCCTGCTAGCAAGTTTAAAGGTATTCAAATGGTAGATGCTGACGAAACAGATCTTTATTTTGAAGCTGGAACTGGAGACATTGACGATGTTGATGTTATTAAAATAACACATGGATCAGGAAAGTTTAAGCAATGCGTAGATATGGTTAATGATGCTTTATCTCCAGACAAAAACTCTTCTGTAATTGATTTCTTTATTGGAGGAAGCTCTGGCGCTACAGGTACATCTATAGCTGACGTTGCTTTCAACGGTAATCCAGCTGGAATTACTTCAGTAGACATACAGCTTGACTAGTAATAAATGAGATTAACATCTCACGATTTACGTGAATTACAAATCCTTAAGTATTACAGGCTCACTAGAAAGTGGGCTTGTAAGACTTACGGGTTAACAGACGCCGAGCTTGAACTGCTAATATTTTTAGACTGTCAAGGCCGGTTTACAAGACAAGAATTTATTGATGGTACTTATACCATGAGCTGGGATAAGAAGAGGTGGGATAAACTAAGACAAGAAGGCTGGATAGAAGTTTGGCGACATAGAAACAGAACTACAATAAAATACTCTGTATTTAAGACATCGTTTAAATGTAGCCAGTTAATTAGTAGGATATATAGAATACTACTAGGCGAAGAAGATATGCCAATATCAGATAGAAGCGTATTTTATAAAAACAAAACATATACTGATAAAGTCTTTAATAAGGCTATTGATGATATGATAAAAGATAAAGATAGATAATGGGTTTTAAGCTAGGATCAGAAAGAGGTAATTACGCTGTTAAAGGCGAAATAACAAAAAAGTTAAGATTTGGAAAAGAATCTGGCGAAACTGATATATCTGTACCTGGTACACCTGTTATTAGAAAAGACTTAGAGCCTGGCGTTATGGGTGAAGCTAATATGGATGGCAGCATTTACATAAGTAACGATATAGAACCAGGCAGTCAAATAGAAAGACAAGTTATAAACCACGAGATGAGACATGCTACTGATATGAAAATAGGTAAATTAGCATACGGTGATAACTTTGTTAAATGGAATGGTAACGTATACCCAAGAGTTACAATGAACGGTAAAGATATGATAATCGTTGATGGCGTAGCTAAAGAAGCTGGCGATGGTAATTTTCCTTGGGAAAAAGAAGCAAACAACGGAAACGCTTATGGTTAATAATATATTAGGTGGTTTATTCGGCAAAGTAGTTGAAAACGCCGAAGGTATACTAGATAAAGTAATAACTACAGACAAAGAAAGAGATGCTGCTAAACTAGCATTAAAACAAATAATGCTTGACGCAGAACGTGAAGCTTTTGCAAAAGAAGTTGAAGATCGCAAATCTGCACGTGATCTTTATAAAGACGATGCTATTATTCAAAAGGTTTTAGCAACACTATTTACTATAGCTTATTTTGGTATTACATTTGTAATGTTTAATTATTTTGTAACTAAAAGTATAGATTTAGGCGAGTTTGAGATTAGCTTCATATCAACTATATTTGGCGCTATGAGTGCTAAAGTAAATACAATAATAGACTTCTTCTTCGGTGGAAGCTCAAAGAAAAACGAACAAATAAAAGAAAAATAAAATGGCAATACAAGGAAATTTTAAAACAGAAGCTATAAAGCCAGAAATAAAAAGTATACATGCTTTTGGCTCGTCAGACCTATTGTTTGATTGGACGGCTTTTGATATACCTAATGGAGTAGCTGAATTAGTTGGCGTTTCTGGAACTATTATGGGTAGTGATGGCGCAGATCAAGCTGGAGAGCTTATTAATTTTATATTTGCAAAAGATATTGATGGAGTAGCACCTCCTACGCTAGGAACTGTAAACTCTGTAGTAACAGCTGAACTAGCTGTAAAATGTAGAAACCATGTATTAGGTTATATAAGCATAGACAGAGAGCAAACAGACGCTGTACTAGATTCAATGATTAGTTATAATCTTTTTGGAAGAAGTTTTACTTCAGGCACTCAAGCGCCTAATCCAAGTATAATGCTAACTGGAGAAACTTACTCTCAAAGTAATCCAGGTGTTCAAAGAATATACGTTGCTGCTACAGCGGAAAGTGGTATTAACTTTGGAACAGCAGTATTAGCAGCTGGTGCACACTCTGAAGATGATATGACTATTACAGTAGATGATGGTAGTGCTGGCGCCTCTAATGCAGCTAAAGTTTTTACTGTTGGTGATCAGCTGTTTGCTGCAGACGCTTCTAATAGCGCTAATCTTGTTGCTAACGTAGGAACTGTTAGTGATGTATCATCTACAGTTATCACTATATCTGGCGCAACTTGCCCGGCAATAGGTGATAATCAAGAAATTGGAAACATACATCCAATTAGTCTAAAATTAGACTTAAAATACTAAACAAAAATTAACTTAAATTAAATTAAATAAAATGGCAAAAAGAAAGACGCCTAAGGTAAAAGACCTTAGACCAGAAAAACTTAATGAAGAGCAAATAAAACAAGTTCAACAAGTAATATCTTTATCAAATAAGATAAAACTAGAACTAGGTAATATTTCAGTTAGACAACATGCTTTATTGCATGAAATGGACGCTGTTAATAAACAAATATCTGAAATAAACCAAGATCTTGAAAAAGAGTATGGAAAGATAGATGTAGATATTGCGACTGGAACTATAAGATATTTAGACGATGAGCAAGCTGATTCGTAAAATAACTATAGGTAAAGATTATAAAATAGATTCTATGCATTACTCCGTGGGTCAAGCGGTCTACGGAGGGCATACGATCTGTGATATAGTAGAAGAAAAAGACAAGTACAGCATATATATTAAAAAAAACAAAGATGTAATGCCTTGGAAAGACTTTAATAAAAACATGGCTGTATCTATAGAATATAATTTAGAATATTAGTGAAAGCACCATTTGACTTTGTTGTAGAGCCAAAAGGGCAGAGATACAACAACACTAAAAAAGTTGGTGATAAAGAATTAATTCTTAATACAGAAATATTTAATCATCAATACATAAATAGAAGTGCTATTGTTAAAGCCGTGCCTACAGCTATCGACACTGACATTAACGTTGGTGATGAAGTTGTCGTGCACCACAACGTGTTCAGAAGATGGCATGACATGCAAGGCAATGAAAAAAATAGTAGAGGCTATTTTAACGAAAATACTTATCTAGTAAAAGAAGATCAAATATTTTTATATAATAGCAATGACTGGAAAGCTTGCAATGGTTATTGTTTTGTTCAGCCGATAAAACAAAGAAATAAGCTAGCTGAAGAAAAAGAAGAACAATGTATTGGTGTTGTTAAATATACAGACGGTGTTTACAAAACAGGTGAGCTTGTTGGGTTTACACCGTTTTCAACTTATGAGTTTATTATTGACAATACTAAGTTGTATCGCGTTTTAAATAAATTTATTACAATTAAATATGAGTATCAAGGAAACGAAGAAGCGTATAATCCTAGCTGGGCGCAAAGCAGTTGATGAGTTAATCAAAGTTGCACAAGAGCAGATTATTACTAATACTGAAGATGATGTTTCTGCTGATAGACTTAAAAATGCAGCTGCTACAAAAAAGCTAGCTATATTTGATGCTTTTGAAATACTTAACCGTATACAAGAAGAAGAAAATATATTAGAGGGCAAAGAGCCTGAAGATAAAAAAGAAAAAGTGTTTAAAGGCTTTGCTGAAGGAAGATCTAAGTAATGTACGAACAAACGCTATATAAAATTGTTGAACCAGTTAAGAAGACTACAATAAGTCGGCTTAACAAAAAACGTAAATGGGAATATGGATATAATAAAGAAAACGATATTGTCGTTATTAGCAAAACTGGAAAAATTGGACAAGTGGTGGAGATTCAAGGTTTGCGAATTGGGCTGCCGTCTGAACCGAAACGAGTGCATTTGTTCAACAAAAGCAAATGGCAAAAGCTAGAATATCCTAAAGAGTTAGGTAAATTAAAAAATATATTTGATTGGAGAGCATATCCTGAAGAATCAAAAGATCAGTGGTATGATTATATAGACGAAGAGTTTAAACGTAGAGATCAAGGGTTTTGGTTTATGAATAATAATAAACCAACTTACATAACTGGTAGTCACTACATGTATCTTCAATGGAGTAAAATAGACGTTGGCGCCCCTAACTTTAGGGAAGCTAATAGACTGTTCTTTATATTTTGGGAAGCATGTAAAGCAGACAATAGATGTTACGGTATGTGTTATTTAAAAAACAGACGTAGTGGTTTTTCGTTTATGAGCTCAGCTGAAACCGTTAACTTAGCTACTATATCGAGTGACTCTAGATATGGAATACTATCAAAAAGTGGTGCTGATGCTAAAAAAATGTTTACCGATAAAGTTGTACCAATATCTGTCAACTACCCGTTTTTCTTTAAACCAATACAAGACGGTATGGACAGACCTAAAAGTGAACTTGCTTATAGGGTTCCTGCAAGTAAGTTTACGCGTAGAAAAATTACTGCAAACGAAAAGCAAGAAGAGTTGGTTGGACTTGATACTACTATTGATTGGAAAAACACAGGCGATAACAGCTATGACGGTGAAAAACTTAGTCTGTTAGTACACGATGAAAGTGGTAAATGGGAAAGGCCTGATAATATTCTAAACAACTGGCGAGTAACTAAAACTTGTTTAAGGTTAGGTGCTCGTATAGTTGGTAAATGCATGATGGGTTCAACGAGTAATTCGCTGGACAAAGGTGGTGATAATTTTAAAAAGCTGTATAATGATTCAGACGTTACAAGCAGAAACCGCAATGGACAAACAAAGTCTGGTTTATATTCTTTGTTTATCCCAATGGAATGGAACTATGAAGGATTTATTGACGAATACGGACAGCCTGTATTTAATAACCCAGATCATGATGTATACGGACCAGACGGTGAATTAATTGACATAGGTATAATTGATCACTGGAACAATGAAGCTGACGGATTAAAAGGAGATAGCGATGGATTAAATGAGTTTTATCGTCAGTTTCCTAGAACTGAAGAGCATGCTTTTAGAGATGAAGCAAAAAATAGTATATTTAATTTAACAAAAATATACGAACAAATAGATTATAACGAAGGAATTAGAAATGACTCTGTAGTAACAACTGGTAGTTTTCAGTGGATTAACGGCGTTAAAGACACTAATGTAATATTTTATCCTGACAACAACGGTAGATTTAAAATTAGCTGGACGCCACCTGTTAATCTTCAGAATAAAATAATAATAAAAAATGGAGTTAAATATCCTGGGAACGAGCACATGGGCGCTTTTGGCTGCGATAGTTATGATATTAGTGGTACTGTTGATGGTCGAGGATCCAACGGATCTCTTCATGGATTAACAAAGTTTTCAATGGAAGACGCTCCGCCAAACCATATGTTTTTAGAATATATAGCTAGACCGCAAACCGCTGAAATATTTTTTGAAGATATATTAATGGCTTGTGTATTTTATGGCATGCCGCTACTTGCAGAAAACAATAAACCAAGGCTTTTATATTATTTTAAAAGAAGAGGTTATAGAGGTTTTAGTATGAATAGACCAGATAAAGTTTGGAATAAATTATCTGTTGCCGAAAAAGAAATAGGTGGTATACCAAACTCTAGTGAAGATATTAAACAAGCTCACGCCGCCGCTATTGAAATGTATATTAATGATTACGTAGGCCACAAAGGTGATGGTGTTTATGGAAATATATATTTTAACGAAACATTAAATGATTGGGCTAAGTTTGACATAAATAAAAGAACTAAGTTTGATGCAACTATAAGCTCAGGGCTTGCTATAATGGCTTGCAATAGACATTTATATAGACCAAATGTAGAATACAATAAACAACCACTAAATATAAGTATTTCTAAATATAGCAATACTGGTAACACATCAAAAATAATAAAATAAAAATATGGCAGAGTCTGTTATAAAGAGTTATTTTCCAAGTCAAGTAGTTAGCGATGCTGAAAAGCTTAGTTATGATTATGGTTTAAAAGTTGCTAAAGCAATAGAAACAGAGTGGTTTTACGACGATAGATCACAAACTAGATACGATACTAATTTCAATAATTTTCATAAATTAAGACTTTACGCAAGAGGTGAACAGCCTGTGCAGAAGTATAAAGATGAATTATCTATAAATGGTGATTTAAGTTATTTAAATTTAGATTGGACTCCAGTTCCAATTATACCTAAATTTGTTGATATTGTTGTAAACGGCATTGCTGACAGAGCTTTTGAAGTTAAGGCGCACTCTCAAGATGAGTATGGTATTGCTAAAAGAACAGAGTATATGGAAAGTATACTAGGTGATATGGCCGCTAGAGAAATGAACGATTTTGCAGCTCAAGAGTTTGGCATAAACTTATACGAAAACGATCCTGAAACTTTACCTGAAAATCAAGAAGAATTAGAACTTCATATGCAGCTAAGTTATAAACAAGCTGTAGAAATAGCTGAAGAGCAAGCTATTAATGTTTTATTAAAAGGTAATGATTACGATTTAATAAAAAGAAGACTCTATTATGACTTAACAGTTTTAGGTATTTCAGCAGTAAAAACAAGTTTTACAACTTCAGACGGTGTAACTATTGATTATGTAGATCCAGCAGACTTAATTTATTCGTATACTGAGTCACCATATTTTGATGATTTATATTATGTTGGTGAAGTAAAAATGATACCAATAAACGAACTTGCTAAACAGTTTCCTCATTTAACACAAGAAGATTTAGAAGAAATACAAAACTCAGGCTATACACAAAGAAATAACTATCACTACGGTGGGCCTAGGTATGAAGACGCAGATAGAAATAAAGTTCAAGTTTTATATTTTAATTATAAAACGTATATGAACGAAGTTTATAAAGTTAAAGAGACAGGTAGTGGGGCTATGAAGTTAATTGAAAAAGACGATAGCTTTGACCCACCTGCAGATGCTCAAGGTAATTTTTCAAAACTTGAAAGAGCTATTGAAACTCTTTATGAAGGCGCTTTAATATTAGGTACTAATAAGCTGCTTAAGTGGGAGATGTCTGAAAATATGATGCGATCAAAAAGTAATTTTACTAAAGTCAAAATGAACTATAGTATTGTTGCTCCTCGTATGTATAAAGGTAAAATTGAATCATTAGTTAGACGTATAACTGGTTTTGCTGATATGATACAGTTAACTCATTTAAAACTTCAACAAGTAATGTCGCGTATGGTACCAGATGGCGTTTATTTAGATGCTGATGGCTTAGCTGAAGTAGATTTAGGCAACGGAACAAACTACAATCCACAAGAAGCTTTAAACATGTTTTTTCAAACAGGTAGTGTTATTGGTAGATCATTTACACAAGAAGGTGATATGAATCCAGGTAAAGTTCCTATACAAGAAATAACTAGTGGTAGTGGCGGCAATAAAATACAAGCCTTAATAGGAAATTATAACTATTACATGCAAATGATTAGAGATGCTACTGGTTTAAATGAAGCTAGAGACGGTAGCTTGCCAGATGAAAGAGCATTGCTTGGTGTTCAAAAATTAGCAGCCGCTAACAGTAATACAGCTACTAGACACATATTAAACTCTGGTTTATTTTTAACAGCTGAAGTTGCAGAGCAATTATCACTTAGAATATCAGATATTATAGAATATTCTCCAACTAAAGAAGCATTTATTCAAAGTATAGGTGTTCATAACGTAGCTACTCTTGAAGAAATGTCAGAGCTTCATTTGTATGACTTTGGTATATTTTTAGAGTTAGCTCCTGATGAAGAAGAAAAAGCTATACTTGAAAACAACATACAACAAGCGTTAGCTCAAAAAACTATAGATCTTGAAGATGCTATTGATCTTAGAGAGTTGTCTAGTATTAAAGTTGCTAATCAACTATTAAAAATTAGAAGAAACAAAAAGCAGCAGAAAGATCAACAAATGCAGCAACAAAACATACAAGCTCAAGCACAAGCTAACGTACAGCAACAACAAGCATCTGCTCAATTAGAAATACAAAAACAACAAGCACTTAAACAAGCTGAAGCCCAAATAATGCAATTGCAAGCACAACTTGACGCTGGTAAAATACAAGCAGAGTCTCAAGTGAAAGCGCAGCTTGCAGCCCAAAAGTTTCAGTTTGATATACAGCTTAAAGCTTTAGAAACTCAAGGTATAAAAGATAGAGAAAAAACAAAAGAAGATCGTAAAGACGATAGAACTAAAATTCAAGCTACTCAACAATCAGAGCTTATAGATCAAAGAAAATCAGGCAAGCCACCTAAAAACTTTGAGAAAACGAGTAATGATATACTTGAAGGTGGATTTGATTTAGGACCTATTGATCTTAATCAATAACGCTAATTTATATATTATTTTATTATGGAAGAAAAAGAAAACGTAGTTGAAGAAACTACACAAGAACAAACTATTGACGAAAGTAAATTTGAAAGTGCTGGAGATGATAGTGTAATTAAAATAGATTTAGATAAACCTGTAGAAGATGCCACTAGAGAGCAAAGCACAGATGAGGTATCTGTTCGCAACGAATCCGAAACTAGCGAAGAGGTACGTGAAGAAAACGTCGAAGAAAAAGTTGAAGAACCTGCCGGAGAAGAAAAGCCCGAGCAAGTTCAAGATGAAGAGCCCGTCGTTCAAGAAGTAACTGATGAAGAAGTTGCTGAAGAAGTAGAAGAAGTAACTGAGCAAGTTCAAGAAGCAGTTGCTGAAGCTGAAGCTACAGGTAAACCACTACCTGAAAATATTCAAAAGTTAGTTGACTTTATGAATGACACAGGTGGAGACATAGAAGATTATGTTAAGTTAAACAAAGATTATTCTAACTTAGACAATGTAAATCTTCTTAGAGAATATTATAAACAAACTAAACCTCATTTAACTACAGAAGAAGTTGACTTTTTAATGGAAGATCAATTTTCTTTTGATGAAGAAGTTGACGAGGAAAGAGATATAAAAAGAAAAAAATTAGCTTTGAAAGAGCAAGTTGCTCAGGCAAAGAACCACTTGGAAAGTGTAAAATCCAAATATTACGATAGTATAAAGCAAGGCTCTAAGCTAACAACTGAACAGCAGAAAGCTATTGACTTTTTCAATCGTTATAACAAAGAGTCGGAAGACAATAAAAAAGTAGCTGAACAACAGCAACGAACGTTTTTAAATAAAACTAATCAACTATTCAACAAAAACTTCAAAGGTTTTGAATACAATGTTGGAGATAAAAGATTTAGATACAATGTTAAAAACACAGATACTGTTAAAGATACTCAAAGCGATATTAATAACTTTATAGGAAAGTTTCTTAATGAAAGTAATGAAATGTCAGATGCTAAGGGCTATCACAAGAGTTTATTCACGGCTATGAATGCTGACGCTATAGCACAGCACTTTTATGAACAAGGTAAAGCAGATGCTTTAAAAGAAAGTATTGCTAAGTCTAAAAATGTTAGTATGAATCCTCGCCAAGAATTTGGTGGTGTTGAAAATAACAGTGGCATGAAAGTTAAAGTGTTAGGTGACAACTCTTCTGATTTTAAATTTAAAATTAAAAAGAATAGATAACATTTAAAACATTTTATTATGGCAATTACAGCTGGACCTAATTTGAACAGTGTACCTGCTCCAAGAAAGCAGACACTAGCTACAAATTATCTAGATTTCACGGGAACTGCAAACTCGTGGGGACAACAATATCTGCCTGACTTAATGGAGAAAGAAGCTGAGGTTTTTGGACCTCGTACAATTTCTGGTTTCCTTTCACAAGTTGGCGCAGAAGAAGCAATGCAGTCTGATCAAGTAGTCTGGTCAGAACAAGGAAGACTACACTTATCTTACAAAGGTAAAATATTATCAGGTGCTGGTGGTACTACTGGTGCTACAGCGGTAAACGGGCAAGCTCCAACAACTATTACAATAGAGAAAGACATTGATGGTAAAGCTCTTCACGCTAATGGACACGGTATTAGAACTAACGATTTAGTTATAGTATCTGATAGTACTAATGGTATCGTTAAATGTTTAGTTACAGGTGTTACTAGTACTACTGCTAACGTGTTACCTTACGACAGAGGCGCTGCAGGTTTATCTGCTTCTGCTGATGCTGAATCAGTTCGTATATTAGTTTTTGGTTCTGAGTTTGGTAAAGGTATGTCTTATGTTTCTGCTGATTCTACATCTGCTACAGAGACAAGAGGTGCTAACGAGCCAAGATTTACAACCTTTACTAACAAGCCTATTATCATGAAAGACTACTACGAAGTATCTGGATCAGATACATCTCGTATTGGTTGGGTAGAAGTTTCAACTGAAGGTGGACAAGGTGGTTACTTATGGTACTTAAAAGCTGAGTCTGACACAAGAGCTCGTTTCAATGACTATATTGAAATGGCAATGCTAGAAGCTGAGCTTAATGATAGCTCTTCTGTTATTGACGGCGCTACAGACTATATAGCTGGTTCTGCTGCTGGTGACGGTACTGTTGGAACTGAAGGTTTATTTGCTGCTATTGAATCAAGAGGTAATATTACTTCTGGTATCACTGGCGTTAACGCTGCTACTGACTTAGCTGAGTTCGATGCTATTTTAGCTGAATTTGACAAGCAAGGTGCTATTGAAGAAAACATGTTCTTCTTGAACAGAACTACTTCTTTAGCTATTGATGACATGTTAGCTTCAATGAACTCTTACGGTGCTGGTGGCACATCTTTTGGTGTATTCAACAACTCTGAAGATATGGCATTAAATCTAGGCTTCTCTGGTTTCCGTAGAGGATCTTACGACTTCTATAAGTCTGACTTTAGATACTTAAATGATTTAGCAACAAGAGGTGCTATTAACGCTAACAACCCTGCTAACGCTATTCGTGGTGTTGTAATTCCAGCTGGTTCTTCATCTGTATATGATCAAACTGTTGGGGCTTCTATTAAGCGTCCGTTCTTACACGTACGTTATAGAGCTTCTCAAACTGATGATCGTAGAATGAAGACTTGGACTACTGGTTCAGTTGGAGCTGCTACAACAGCATTAGATGTGATGCAACTACACTTCTTAACTGAAAGATGTTTGATTACTCAAGCAGCTAATAACTTTATGTTATTGAAGTAAATTGATTATGGTCGGGGCTTCGGCCCCGATCTTTTTTAACTTTTATTATATTATATTATGGCAAAAAAACAAACAAAAAAGGCTGAAGTAGCGCCTGAAGTAAAAGCTACTAACGATATGGTTGAGGTTGTTATTGAAAAGCCAAAGCCAAAAAAACCAACTTGGGAAATAAAAGATAGAGTTTATTATTTAAGAGGTAGTAAAAAACCTATATCTAGATCAATAAAATCTGCAGGAGTATATTGGTTTGATCAAGAAAAAGGTTACGAAAGAGAGTTAAAGTATTGTGAAAATCAAAAAACACCTTTTGTTGATGAAATGACTGGCGATCAAAGATTATCTCACATTATATTTAGAGATGGCTCTTTATTTGTTCCAAAAGAAAAAACTACTTTACAAAAACTTTTATCTTTGTATCACCCGCATAAAGATCAAATATACTACGAGTTTGAAGCTGATGAAGTAGCTGCTGATGAAATAGAATTATTAGAAATGGAAGCAGATGCAATATTAATGGCTAGACAAATAGATATTGATATGGCTGAGGCTATCATGCGTGTAGAAAAAGGCTCTGAGGTGTCTAAGTTTAGTTCTAAAGAACTTAAAAGAGATTTATTAGTGTTTGCGCGAAATAATCCTAGTTTGTTCTTAGAATTAGCGGCTGATGATAACGTGCAGCTTAGAAACTTTGGTATTAAAGCTGTAGAGCTTGGAATTATTAAACTATCAAGCGATCAAAGAAACTTTTTATGGGGATCTAATGATAGAAAAATAATGACTGTACCATTTGACGAGCATCCATATACCGCTCTTGCACATTGGTTTAAAACTGATGAAGGTATGGAGATTTATGCGAATATAGAAAAGCGATTAAACGCGTAATCATTTATAGAAGAGTAACCGCTCTTCGGGGTGGTTACTTAACTATAAAATATATATAATGGCAATAAAAATAAATACAGTATATCAAACAGTATTAGCGTTAGCTAACAAAGAGCAAAAAGGGTATATTACGCCTCAAGAATTTAATTTATTCGCCAAACATGCTCAGATGTCTATATTTGAGCAGTACTTTTATGATTTAAATCAATTCAAAAGGATTCAAACTAACGACACAGAAGCCTTTGACATGATTAACTTAATAGAAGAAAAATTAAACTCAATTTTTTTAAGACAACTTTCAACTACTAGCGCTTTTAAAAGTTATGGTGCAGATCTTCCTAGTGATTTTTACAGACTACATGATTGTTTTTATAGACAAACAAGCTCGCCATTAGGAGCAGTAGGCAATAAAGTTGAGCACATGGAAAGACAACAAGCTGTAGAAATAGGTTCAAGTGGTCCTTTAACTAGACCTACTATAAATACACCGATAAGTTACATTTTTAGTGGTAGAATTTACATGCGGCCTATTGTTGTTCCTTCGCCGCCAAACACTGCTTTTTTCATGTCATATTATAGAAAGCCCAAAGATCCTAAATGGACTTACGTTGTTTTAAATGAAAAGCCTATGTTTAACGCAAGTGGCGGTGTTCAAGACTTTGAACTTCACCAGTCTGAAGAAACAAATTTAGTTTTAAAAATACTACAGTTAGCAGGAATTAGTGTTAAAGACTTTGGTACAGCTCAAGCAGCAGCTCAAATAGAAAATAATAAAATAGTTCAACAAAAACAATAAAAGATGGCTTATTTAGAAAACTCTTCAGACTATATTTATTACAGTGATCCTTCAGCTTACGGCAATTATCAGTTTGTTTCTTTAAAAAATATTATAGATCAATTTATGGTTGCTTACGTTGGCGATGAAAAACTTATAAAAAGAGCTAGTAAAATTGATGTATCTTTTCACGCTCAAAGAGCTTTAGCTGAAATGTCTTTTGATACTTTTAAATCTATAAAAGCACAGCAAATAGACGTTCCCCCTAGTCTTTCTATGATACTTCCTAGAGATTATGTAAATTATACTGCAGTTAGTTGGGTAGACGCGTCTGGAATAAAACATAATTTATATCCTACAAAATACACATCTAATCCATTTCAAGTAAAGCAAGACTCAAATCAAGAGTATGTTTTTCCTATTTTAGCAAGTGTTTTTGATAACTCTGATTTTACTAGTGGTTTAGATAACTGGAACAAAAGTCCTCAAGCAGAGTTTACCTTAGCAAAAGGAGGAGTAATGACTAGTATTGAAGTAGATGAAACTGTAGAAAATCCTTCAGTACTTTTTAAAACTTTTTCAAATAAAGGTCTTTCTAACGCAAATCCAGCTCATGGATATTGCACTTATATATATCAAGAAGTTAACGCTTCTGATCTAGGAGCTATAAACTTTTCTGCCAATGCAACTACAACGGCCGCTTCTACTTTGACTACAACAGCAGCTGAAGTCGCTGCTTCTAGCTCTGCGTATGATAGTGCTGGAACGTTTAATACTCCTGGAAGTACAGTAAGAGTAGGTCTTAGCACTACTCCACCGAGTGAAAAAATAACATTGCAAAATTATCCTAATATAGATCCTGAAACAGGTTTACCTTACTTTGGAGGTCCAACACCAAATTCTTTTCCAAGCTACTTTGATTTAGGTTATATAGAGTGGACTCAAGGAGAAAGTGGTGTAAAAGATTACGATGGAGTTATAGATTTAACAAATGTTAGCGGCACAGTATATTTAGTTGCTATGGCTTTAATTGACCATACAGATACAGACGTAACTGCTTATGGTAGTTCTCTTTTGTTTGATCAGGCTACTGTTGACGATATTATAATAGATCGATTAACTGTAAAGCCATCTTTGTCACAAGAAAAATCTAGCGGTATTTCTTCAACTTTTGAAAAATTTAAATCTATAACGCCAGCTGAAAATAATAATGATGACTATAAAAACGATGATTATCAAAGAGTACCTGATGAAAGATATGGTATAGATCCTCAGTTTGCGCAAACTAATGGCTCTTTTTATATTGACGAAAGATTAGGAAAAATTAACTTTAGTTCTAATATTTCTGGAAAAACTGTAATATTAGACTATATAAGTGACAGTCTTGGAACAGAGTCTGAAATGCAAGTTCATAAGTTTGCTGAAGAAGCTATGTATAGATATAT